TTGGAGATGTATGAATACTTTGAAAGTAGAATGATGTTTACTCCAGGTTCAGGGACAGCACATTTTCATAATTGTTTCATTGGTGGTTATGTTGAGCATGTTTTACACATCACAAAGATAGCTAAAAAATTGTTTGTTGATTACAAAGAATTAGGAGCTTATATTGACTACACAGAAGAAGAAGTTGTTTTTGCTGCTTTACATCACGATTTAGGAAAAGTTGGAGATTTAGAAAATGATTACTATGTTCCAAATGATTCAAAATGGCATATTGAAAATCAAGGAAAATATTACAAGAGAGGTAAAGATTTAAATTTTATGACCGTTACTGATAGAGCAATTTATTTGTTAAATCATTTTGGAGTAACTATGTCAGAAAATGAATATCTAGCTTTGAGATTAACAGATGGTATGTATGAAGAAGCTAATAAAACATATTTGATGCAGTACTTAGATGAAAATAAAGTAAAATCAAATTTACCTATTTTACTTCACCAAGCTGATATGTTAGCATCAAGAATTGAATATGAAAATTGGAAACATCAAGATGATGTTGATGTTAAACCAGAACCAGTTAAAATTATAAATAAACAAGAACAAAAGAAGGTAGACGGCATGAAAAAAGCATTTGACGAGCTGTTTAATTAAATATGATAATAGAAATAATTTTAGGAACAATAATAATTTTTTTAAGTGTGATATTATTTTATGCTCTTAGAAGAATAAATCAGTATGAAAATTTATTAGTAGAATTTCAACAAGTGGTAGAATTTTCTTCAGAAAAAATGAAACTTGTAGATTCTAAAGGACATTATGAATCAGATGATGAGACTGGTTTCTTTTTTGAAGAGATAAAAAAACTTCAAAACTTATTAGATACTTTATTTGAAACAGAAAAGGGAGAAAAGTAATGGGTAGAAAAAAAACAAAAAATTATTATTGGACTGATGAAACAGAACGAGCTATAATTAGATACAATACTACGGAAAGAGCATCTGTAAAAAATAAAATATATAATGACCATTTAGAATATCCATTTTTTAAATTAACAGAAAATATAATTAATACTTTTAAATTTAGTTACTTTGATGATGTATTTCAAGATGTTCAAAATGAATGTATTTCTTTTTTAGTTTTAAATATGCACAAATATGACCACACAAAAGGTTCAAAAGCATTTAGTTACTTTTCAGTTGTTATAAAAAACTATTTAATATTAAATAATAATGCTAATTATAAAAGATTAAAAATAACACAATCTATAGACAACGCCAAATCAGTTTCGTCAGCTGTAAAAAATGAAGACGCTATCGTGTTCATCGAAGAAACAATAGAATATTTTGAAAACAAAATACCTCATATGTTTAACAAACAACAAGATAGAGTTATTGGTTATGCAATTGTCGATTTAATGAAAATAAGAGAAAATATTGAAGACTTTAATAAAAAAGCTTTATATATCTTATTGAGAGAAATGACAAATGTAGATACTGCTAAAATAACAAAGGTTTTAAATGTTATGAGAAAACATATGAAAGTATTACAAAATAATTTCTATACAAGAGGTTCTTTATTAAATTTTTCTAAAGTTAATAAATTTTTTTAAAACACATATTTATTCATAGGGAGATAAATTATGGATAATAAAATATTTGATGGAAAAAGTTTTGAAGATTTAACTAAAGACATATACGAAAATCAACAAAATAAAAAATTACAATTAGATTTACTAATACAAGAAATCCATGGAATGATACAAACTATGGATGATGCTGTTTTAGTTACACCACTGATAAAAGAATTATTTGAAGTGGCTATAAAAAACGATGAACATCTAGTTAAACTTGCAAGTGTTTGGCAACGAATACTAAGTAAAAACAATACACAAGAAGATGGTATGTTATTATCAGAATCAGAAAAAGAAGATTTAATAGCAGCTCTACAAGATGATGTTGATGATATTCAAAATAGAGCTGAAAAAATAAAACAAGAACAAGCTAAAAAAAATTCTAATTCAGGATATCAAGCATAATGTTTATTAAAACTAAAGACAATACAACAGGTAAGGAATATATTCTTGATACTCCATCACAACAAGAGACCTTTTTACAATTTATTCCTGCAACGGTAAAACATATTGTAAACTCTGGAGACCACGCAGCAAGTGCAACTAGTAATGATAATGAAAGTAATTGTATTGCTATTGAAAAAAATATTAATGTAGATGGTGCAACATTAGAAGGAATGGAAACTAATTTGTATAGGCCATTAATTAGAGGATTCTCTGATAGTGTAGTAAAAGGTGATTCAGTTTTAGTTACTATTGTTGGTAATATAGGCCCCTTGAATAATACAAACACACCATCACAAACTGCTTCAACAACAAGAGGTTCAGGAACAAAATGGAAAGGTAAAGGATTTGCTCCATTACAACCTAAATCAAAAACTTATCCATATGATGCAAAGTTTAACAGATTAATAAAAGATTTTAATCCAGACCTAGATGACCCTGAAGAAAAAACTAAAAGAATAAAATCTCCAAGCACTGGTAACACAATACTTGGAGAACTTCATACTGATATGATACTAGAAGGAAGGCACGGAAATAGTATAAGAATAGGAAGTAGAAATCGTTTTCCAAACATAATAATCAATAATGGTAGAAATACAAACCAGTCATTTGAAAGTATAAATGATAGTTCTGTTTTCGGAATGTTTCATCAAGGTAGTATTTTACAACACTTCAGACCAGAAAAGGAAGCATTAGAAGGTGAATCTTATTTATTTAAATTTGGTGATGAATCCATTGAAGAGCCATCTAGCTTCATAAAAAGCACTTTTACATCTCCTCTTGGTAGAGGGCAAGCTATTGATGGAGAATCAGATGCAGACATTGAAGAAACGATTTACGGATATACAGGAGCATTTTCAATTCTAAACTCTGATAGAATTATTATAAATGCAAGAAAAGAAAATATGTTTTTATCTGCTTTTAATCACTTACATTTAGGTTCTGGAAATTCATTGTCTTTTTCAACAAGTAAAAATACATTATTTAATTCTACAGAAAGATTTGATATAAATGCACCAGAAATTAGATTAGGTTCTGCAATTGATGAAGAAACACAACCAATTGTTTTAGGTGATAATTTAGTTCAAAAGTTAACTGATTTATGCGACCAATTAGACGCACTCATTAATAACATTACAGCAATAACGGTACCTACAACTCAAGGGCCATCTGGTACTCCTATAAATGCAGCAGCTTTCAGTGCACAAACTCAAGGTATAAGTCAGATTGCTTCTACTCTTGAAGAAATATTAAGTAAACAAAACAGAACAACCTAATGCCTTTAAATCCAAAAATATTAGAAGATGAATTAGTAAAACAATCAGAAGCTGCAAACAGAGGTGAAAACATTACTTATGCAGATTTTGTAACTGCAATGGAAAAATATGCACTAATGATACAATACCCACCACCTATTGGTGTATCAGCAGGAGCAGCAGTATTAAAATCAGTTTTAGGTTCTATCCCTACAGACCCACCGTTACCGATAGCTGTACCAATTATAAAAACAGCAGTTCAATTGATGGCAGTAAGTATAGCTTTAGGTAAACCAATCAATGGAGTTGCACAAGTTGTTGGACCAGGAAGTGGTGTGTTTGGGACAATACCACCCGCAGGACAACCAATGATTGATTCTATTTTAGCTCAACCCAATGATACAAAAGTTGTAGCTAAACAATTAGCTAATGCAATACATTCATATATGATAACAGGTCAATATGATGCTTTTGGTTTTTCTGCTGTCGCAGGAACAGCAATTGTAGACACACCTATACCTTCTCCTTGGACTTAAAAATCTTCTGAAAATTTTAAAATTTCATATTTATATATGAATAGGTTTATACACAGGAGTCAAAAATGAAAAAATCAGATTTGAAATTAATTATAAGAAAAATTGTACGAGAAGAGGTTGCTATGGCAATTCAAGAAGTAATAACTGAATTGAAACAACCATCAACAAAAGTTGTGCAACCTACAACAAAAAAGAAAATGGTTGAGAAAAAATCATTTACATCTAATTCAGTATTGAATGATGTATTGAATGAAACAGCTGTTTCTGATGAATGGAAAACATTAGGTGGAGGTACTTTTGATTCAAGTAAAATGAATGAAGTTCTAACATCACAATATAGTGAAACAATGAATGGGCAACAAAGTGTAGCAGTAAATCCAAATGACCCGATGGCACAATTTTTAAATAAAGATTACAGACAAGTTATGAAAAAAGTAGAAGAGAAAGCACAACAAAAAAGAGGATAATAAATGGCCTTTATACAAAACTTTGTTATAACTGATGTTGATTCAGTCCAAGAAAATATAGGATTTAAACTCCCATTTACACTTGAGACAGAAAATATTTCTACCACTACATTAGAATCAACAAAAACTAATTTAACAAATTTATTATTGACAGAAAAAGGAGAAAGAGTTTTCCAACCAGGGTTGGGTGTTGAATTAAGAAAACATTTATTTAATCAAATAACAAGTGAAAACATAGTTAGTTTACAAGAAGACATAATAGAACAGATAGCTATATGGTTACCATTTTTAAAAGTTAGTGATGTGATAATAAATGAAAGTCCAGCTGAAAGTCTATTAAAAATTGAAATTAAATATAGTTTTAAAAATAATAATCAACTTACAGATTCAGTCCAAGTTGATTTAAGCACTGGAGCATCTTACTAATGTCTTATACTAGCAATAATACCGATTCTAAAAAATATTATCAACAATCCTTTACAAATTATACAAGTAGAGATTTTGATTCTATAAAGCAAAGTTTAATGCAACACATTAAGTCTTACTTCCCACAAATTTATAAAGACTTTAATGAAACATCACCAGGAATGATGGTTCTTGAATTATCTGCGTATGTTGGTGATGTGTTGAATTATTATATTGATGATTCCTTTAAAGAATTACTACTACCACTTTCAGATGATAGAAGAAACATAATAACATTATCTAAACTTTCAGGATTCAAACCTAGACCGATTGTTCCAAGTTATGTTGATTTATCATTTTCTTTAGAGGTTGATGCAACTAATAATCTAACTGAAAATCCAACTCCTGATTCAACACAACTATTAACACTTGATGCTGGTGCAGTTGTAGCTTCAATTTCTAATCCAGAAATAGTTTTTGAAACACTTGAACCTATAGATTTTTCAGTAAATAAAAATGCATCAGAACAATTTACAATCAATAGTTTAGATGCTACAACTAATTTAGCATCTACTATGATAGGTACTAGAGTAGTAAAAGCAGTGTCAGGATTAACTAAAACTATAACTTTTCAAATAGGAACACCAGAACAATTTAAAAAATTAACAATACCAGATACTGATGTCATAGAAATTTTATCTTGTGTGGATAC